CTAATATATGGTGCAGACAGCAGGGTATAAAATTCCGCATCATTAACGAAAATGATATGTTCCATAATGCATAAGTAAAATATGACTAAAAAACTTGAAGAACTACTAAATCTTCCTGAGAGCAAAAAACTCATAAAGGATGAAGAAAAGAAAGCAGCAAAAGCAGAAATTGCTAAGGCTCAACCGTTCTTGCGCGATATGTCAGAATTTGATAAAATTAGCGCAGCTTTACCACAAGTTAAGGGCTTAGGCGATGTAAGCGATGCAGAATTTGATGCACTTGCTCAACGTGCTACAGACGCCTATGACGATTTAATTGATTTAGGTATGAACGTAGAAGCACGATATTCAGCACGTATTTTTGAAGTTGCTGGCACTATGCTAAAGAACGCCATTGATGCAAAAGCGGCTAAAGTTGATAAAAAGCTCAAAATGATTGAGCTTCAACTAAAGAAACAAAAACTAGATCAAGATGCAGCTGGCGGTGAGGATCACGGAATAAACCTTAATGGTGACGGCGTTATTATTACAGACCGCAATAGCCTTATTGAAAAACTTAAAAATATGAATAAATAATGTATCAGGATAAAACTATGAGATCATTTACCGAATACTTAATGGAAAGCAAGAAAGTTTACGAATTTAAAGTTAAACTTGCTGGCGATTACAAAAATGCCGCAGAAGCTATTAAACTAGCATTAGCACCTTACAAAGTCGAGAGTTGTTCAGCAGGCAAGCGTTTGCCTATTGCAGAAACACACGCAGATTTTCCTAATCACAAAAACACTAATGTTACTATTTTTGATGTATGTACTGCTTACCCAACAAATAGTGCAACTGTTCGTGCAGCTATTGCAGAAAAATGCCGTTGCACATTAGAAAGTGTCAAAGTTCGTACTCCAATGGAAGAAGCAGAGATTGCATTAAATCATGCTAACGATGAAAAGAGCGGAGAAGCACTTTTAGGTAAAGATTACGATAGTAGTTCAGAAGGTCAAAAATTAGTAGGCGAAAAACAAAAGATGAGTCTACTAAAACAATTAACAAAAGATTCTAAGACACTTGAACAATATACAGGTGTCAACGATGCTATCCTAGCAAAAAGCATGCCAAAGGAAGAAAGTAAATCTTCAGATGCGGCAAAGATCAATTCAAAGAGCCCCGTTGGCAGCGTTAAGACTAAAAAGCCAACAGCTAAAACTGTTGGAGTAAAATAATGAATTTTCAAGACTTATTAACAAAAATAAAACAATTAGACGAAACACAAGCTGACGAGTGCGGCGGACAGATGGATGTTGAGCCAAGCAAGATGCCTAGTGACGGAGATATGTTAACTGGCGAGTGTGGCGGAATGATGAGCATGGGCGCACCCAAACAAAGCGATTCAGTTACTATGAATGTAAGCATGAATGGTAGTGGTTCAGGCGGCATTAGAGATTTAATTGGAATTTTGAGAAACATCGAACAAGCCGGTGATAGTAAAGATTCTGACGACATACTAGTCGGTATCGGTGCAGACGAAACTTTCGACAACGAGCCAAATCCGCAAGTAGCAGATGTTAGCGCAATGACTCCAACAGGCGATGATATTCACTCTAAAGGTTTGATGGGAAAACGTGGTGTTGGTATAAGCGGCAGTAATGCTATGGAATCGTTAGTGGCTAAGTTAGCTGAGAAGTATCAAGCAATTAAAGGTAGCTAACATGAGCACATTATCAGATCAAATCCGTGAACTACAAAAACGTTTAGAACAAATTAACGAAGAACCGGTTGCTGCTTTTAATCAAAATGCAACAGTTGCTGCGCCTGCAGCAAATCCCAATGCCGCACCGGCACAAAGTGCAATGAATGTGGCATCAAATAATGTTCCTCAACCTAGTTCAACACCAGCCTCAGCGTCAGACGGTATTCCTACCATTGAAGCACCAACATTTAGTCAAGCATACGCTCAGGCTAAAAAACAAGGATTAAAACAATTCAAATGGTGTGGTATTTACGCAGTTAAAGATCCAGTAAGACCTCAGCCTGCAAAAAAACAAACAGGTTATTGGGGACAAGGAAATAGTCAGGGAAATGTTACTATACCAGGAAGCATACTAGGCCCCCAGCATAAAGGCGGCGACGATCAAGCACCTGCTGGAACATTTGGTTAAAACAAAAGAAGACAAAATGAGCACATTATCAGATCAAATCCGTGAATTACAAAAACGTTTAGAACAAATATCTGAAGTAACAGACGCCCCTGTAGCAGATGCTCCAGCTGTTCAAACTCAGCCAGCAGCACCTACAGGAAGTCCTGTCATCGATGCGCCAACATTTAGTCAAGCATACTCAATAGCTAAAAAACAAGGTCTAAAGAAATTTAAATGGTGCGGGGAATATGTAGTCAAAGATGCTGTCAAATCTCAACCAGGTAAAGTTTCAGCACCTGCCGCACTAGCTAAACCTAACCGACAATTTAATCCTAATGTTGGCGGCGGCGCAAGTACAGGATCCTTAGAACCAGTACCAGGTAGCGATTTGCCAATTGCTCCTTAATTCAAAAACCAGTCAAAAAAGGCTCTTAGGAGCCTTTTTTTTATGTAAATAAAGTTATGGCAAAATCATTAGACGGCGTCTTAGTAAAAAAGGCGCATAAACAAGAAAAGTTTACTGAATCACAAGTCCAAGACTTGCTGATGTGTGCAGACCCTATGGAGGGGTATTTGTACTTTGCTAAAAACTTTTTTCATATACAACATCCTACTAAAGGTAAGATGAAGTTTGAGCCATTTGAATATCAGTTAAGGCTCCTTCACAGTTATCACGATTATCGTTTTAACATTAACATGATGCCGCGACAAAGCGGTAAAACAACATGTGCTGCGGGGTATTTGTTGTGGTATGCAATGTTTCATCCGGATCAAACAATTCTAGTTGCTGCGCACAAATATACAGGTGCTCAGGAAATTATGCAACGTATTCGTTACGGATATGAGTTATGCCCTGATTATATAAGATGCGGTGTTGTTAGTTACAATAAAGGATCGATTGAATTTGATAACGGGTCGCGTATTGTAAGTCAAACTACAACAGGTACAACGGGTCGTGGTATGTCTATATCGCTACTATATTGTGACGAGTTTGCATTCGTACAACCTAATATTGCCAACGAATTTTGGACCTCTATATCACCAACACTGGCAACTGGTGGTAAAGCAATTATTACGTCAACACCAAACAGCGATGAAGATACATTTGCTGAAATTTGGAAGGAAAGTCAAGATTTATTTGATGAATACGGCAACGCTAAAGAAGACAGTCTAGGAAGAAACGGCTTTCATGGATTCAAAGCTGAATGGTGGGAACACCCGGATAGAAACGAAGATTGGAAAAGAGAAGAACTTGGACGTATTGGTGAAGAACGATTCCGTCGTGAATACGGTTGCGAATTCTTAGTCTTTGATGAAACGCTAGTCAGCTCTCTTAAATTAATTGACATGACAGGAAAAGACCCGTTGTTTAAAATGGGGCAAGTTAGATGGTATAAAAAACCAGTACCCGGCATGCTATATCTTGCTGCACTAGATCCTAGTTTAGGCACAGGCGGTGACTACGCCGGTATACAGGTGTTTGAGTTGCCTAGTTTCATACAAGTAGCTGAGTGGCAACACAACTTAACTCAAGTACAAGGGCAAGTTAAAATATTTAGAGATGTGCTAAAATATGTTCAAGACGAAATAGGTACAGATAACAACAATAGCATCTACTGGAGTGTTGAAAATAACACCGTTGGAGAAGCCGCATTAGTCGTAATTGCGGACCTAGGAGAAGAAACGTTTCCAGGAATGTTTGTTAGTGAACCGCAACGTAAAGGGCATGTTCGTAAATTCCGCAAAGGATTTAATACCACACACGGTACAAAGATTGCAGCCTGCGCCCGACTAAAATATTTGATTGAAGAAGACAAAATGAAGATTAACAGTAAAACGTTAATCAGTGAGCTCAAAACGTATATTGCACAAGGAATTACCTATAAAGCTAAAGAAGGCCAGCATGATGACTTAGTAGCAGCATTGCTATTACTGATCAGAATGAGCGTGGTGTTAGCGGACTGGGATCCTAAGGTTTTTGAGTTAATGAGCGTAGATGACGAATTTGGGGATGATTGGGAGCCGCCGCTACCAATATTCGTTTCAGGATTGTGATAAATATAACATGGACTCAAATTTAAACAAAATTGCTAAAGATCTGTATGGAAAGATACAGACCCGTTTTAAGAACATCAACATTGGTGATGAAAACGCCGAAGTTTTAAGCAAAAAAGAAGACATTCCTAGAGCCCGTTTCTTTGAGTTTGAATACGAAGAAGACGGCGAATCTTTGGGCACTATCGCAATTACGCTAGATGCAGAAGATGGAATTGTTATGCAAGTCAGCGGCGATTTAGTAGACGACGAAAGTAAGACTACTAGACACAGAGCCTTTAAATTTATTAGAGGTTTTAGACAGTTTGCCAAAGACAGACTTTTAAACTTTGATGTTCAAAACATTGGAAAAAGCAATTTAGATAAACGAGACTACGAGTTTCAGGCAAAACGTAAGGAAATGCCAATTATGCCCGCAATTATGGAAAACAAACTTTACGGTAACAACAGAATGAGTTACCAAGACTTAGGCGAAACACGTCTAGTGATTAAACACAGTCAACCAATTAACATTGAACTACCTGCTGGTAGAACTATGCACATTGAAAGCATCTACATTGAAAATAGTCAAGGAGAGAGATTTAAATATCCTTTCAAACATATCAATGGAGCTCGTGCTTTAGCAGAACATATTGGCCACGGCGGCAATCCTTATGATAACATTGGTCAATACATTTGTGGATTAAGTGAAGAACTTGCTGGCCTGAGAAAGTTCAAAGGTTACGTAAGTCGTCAAGAGCAACTAAGCGAAGCAATGTCTAGCGTAACTGGTCGTGTTATCGAACGCATTGAAGAAATTAAAGACACTATTGGTAAATTACAAAAGACATCATACTACGAATCGTTTGTAGAATCGTTTGAAGATCGAGAAGAAGTTTCTATTCCAGAAGATATACAAAATGATTTGATTGACCGTTTGACTATTCGTACATTTAATGAAGAATTAAAATCTGTATTTCCTTACATTTACAAATTTATTGACGAGTCAGAGTTACCAGTAGTTGAATTATCAGCAGACGACATATTGGGTGAAAAGACAGAAGAATATTGCGATTCATGCGACAGACTTGAAAAAGATTGTGTATGCGACGATCATGAACACACCTCAGAGGGCACAGTAAATGAGCGCATGACGCCCGATAAGACAGCATTGAGCGCAAAGGCATATCAAATGTGTAAGCAAGGAATGTCGCCTCAACAAGTTGCTCAACAATTAGGAATTAAAGTTACTGGCGGATCTGGACAACCATTGTCTTGGTCAACTGACCCG